AAATCACTCAGATTTAAAGGCTTATTGAGTTCTTGCCTATCCACATTTGACACAGAGCCAGAACCACTAGGGGTTGCACTGACAAAGTGAGGGTTTTGTGTAAGAAACTCTTGAACCAGTTCGTCTGTGGTCAAAAGTTCACCCGACTTATTGTATCTTGGTATTCCATTTTTATCAAGAATTTCTACGTTACCACTTTCATTAAGTTGAATATTGTTTTTTAACAACTCAACAACTTGGTCTGGATTAATCGCTTTATTCCTTGATGCTGAAGATAATACCGACTTATTTATCTTTATATCTTTTAGCTGACTTTCTAAATTTTCTTTTTCTTTGTTGAATTCTTGTGTTCTGGTTTTGAGTATTTCTTCAAACTCACCCTTTTGAATACGTTGCTTTTCTTCTGCGTCTTTCTGTGTTCTTACAGCCTTCACAGCAACATCAAAGTCATCAACACCAAGTTTTTTATACCAAATACCTCTTTCTTTGGCTATTCGTTTTCTAACGATTTCATTCATTTCATCTTCTGTGAATATTACCTCACTTGATGTTTCCTGTACTGGTTGCACTTCTTCTTCCGTCTTTTCAGTAGTCTGTTCTACTTGGGTTTCTTCAGCCATTTATAACTCCTATATATCCCAATCTGGGTTAGTTGGAATCCAAGTGTGCCGACAACGATAACCGCCACGAACGATAAATGGGTCACCTGTGGACTTGCCTTGCCACCCTTGATTATTCCAAGTATCCCGAATTTCTTTTTCGGTTAATGTTTTATTTAACATATCTCTGCAAAAAGGTCTACTATCTCTTACTAATGTTCCTGTATAGGTAAAATGCTTTAACCCTGCATCTTTTGCTTTAGCAACTGTAAACTGTCCGTGAAACTGCATTACTGAATCGTGAGCAATCTGACTTGCGTAACGTCTAAGGTTATTTCCTGCCCTGTCACTTGCGTATTGCGTGTGTAGCTTTCTAACTGCTTCCTCAATTTCTGCTTTCTTAGAATTATCAAATTTGTTTTCGTTTATAAAGTCTACCAGTTCATTTATTTCTGCGGTGTTCGACCTCTTATACACTCCATTTATATGTGAACGAATATTAGCTACCATGTCCTCAAATGGTCTTCCTGCTATTGTGCTTTGGTATACTTCATCATTTATTACTTTTAAAAATCGTTCGGCTATATCTTCAAAGCCACTAAAGGACTGTGTTTTGAGTGCGTTCAATGTTGTTAGGTCAACTTCCGTTAGGCTTTTGAACTTCTTAGGTATGGGCATTTCTCCAAACGTATCTAAAACCTCTTTTGCTATCTTGTTATATTCTTCATTTATTATCGTATCGGCTTCGTCTAGGAATGTGGTTTCCACAAGGTTTCGGATTGTAGGTTGTAACTGAATAGCTAGTCTTTGTGAAACAAGTTTACCGCCTGTGGCTCTTGTGACTTCTTTGATTACGTCTTCTTCTAGCCTATAAAGTACGTCTATAATACGCTGTTCGTGCTGATCGGCTAATTTATCTAATATTCTGGACATTATAGGGGAAAGTCTTTTTTCCAAGCTTTTATAGACCAGAAAGCAGGTGATAATGATTTCTGACCTTTTACGTCTTTCAAAACACCACCCATTCTAGCTAAGAATGACCTTTGCCTTGCAGGTATGCTTCTTTTTATAGACATTCCCCTAGCACCAAATGTAACTTTGTTTATTTTACCAGTAGACTTATTTTTTACATAAACCCCAAACTTTTTACGCTTAGATTCTTCTGTAGTTAATCTAAAAGGTTTATTTAGTTTAACGTCTTTACCTCTATACTTCGCCATTACTTTCTTTTTCTCTTTGATGCTCTTCTGATTATATCTTTATCAAATGTACCAGAACGACCCCTGCTTATTAGCTTGTTGACTCTAGCCATCGCCCAAGCGTTCATAGGTATTTTTGGTCTTGACCCTGCACCAAGAAACGCTCCTTGACCTCTACGAAAACTAGCTTTCAAATCTGCTAAATTAAATAATTTTGATTTCTTTGCTTTTGCTCTAAGTGTTTTCAAAACTGATGCAGACAAAGGTCTTCTTCTAACTGCCATTATGTCCTGTTCCTTCTTCTTAGTAATGATCTAGGTATTCTTGCACCTGCTTTATATAAAGCACTTACTTGTTTCAATAGACTTGCTCTAGCACTTCTTTTTGCACCTTTCAGACCAGAAAGATATTTTTTAGGAATACCAGTTCTTTTATCTTTCGGAACTAACCTACGTTTACGCTTCTTCTTCAACTGTCTGCCCTTCTACTTCTGTGGTTTGAAATTGACCTCTTACTGTCCTATTCGCGTCTATTTCTTCATTTATTGTTCGCATCATATCGCTATCGTCTATGACTGCCTGTGCTATCTGTTTGTCTAGTTCCTTGTTGAATGTTTCGGACTTGATACCACTAGCTTTTGCCATTTGTAAGTATTGAAGATCATTTGCCCAATCCCTTATATCAAATGTGTCTGGATAGTTTATAGAACCATCAAACTGTTTATCTTGCCACATAGCAAACAAACCCCATATCTGTTCTTCTGCGTTCTCAAGATAATCGGCTTTTTCTGATAATCTGGCGTTCAATAACTGAAATTCTGTTTGTAGAGCAATCCCACTAGCTATTTGTGTACCTGTTGCCCTTACTGAACCCATGTGTGTTATCCTGTCAATAGCGTCTACTTTGTTTTGAATACACTTCATTATTCCATCTAGGTTTTGACCGCTAGGCTGTATTATGTAAGGCTTAAGACTTGCTTCTAGGTCTTCTGGTATCTCTATTATAGCTCCTGCACCTGCACTAGCTTCAACATTAGGTGTTTTTACAAGACTTGGGTGGTTTGCTAGTCTGATAAGTTGCTCTTTTTCGGAATAGTCGTTGTAAATAGATTGTTGTAAATAGGCAACATCCGCAAGATCACTAATTCCTATTGGTCTTTTAGCACCCCTTAAATTATAGACATTGACCGCAGGGATTTTTCCTATTGGGTTTGGTACTTCCTCTAATAATCGTGCATCCCCTTCTGTGTATTCTTCTGAATAATCCTCAACCTCATAGGTGCTTATTGTTTCTTCTGTAAATACTTTAATTATTGCTCTATCTAAATTTATATCTTCCACCACCATCAGCATATCCAGATAGAACCGACCGCTTGCTGACCGCCTGTAATTCCAGTTTACAACGTTTTCTGGGGTGTAAATACTGATATAGGGTCTAATGTCCTGTGCTAGTTCTTCTGCTCTTGTCTTTGCGTTTGACTGTGGCTTATCGACTATCACCCAACAATTACCATAAATACTAGCGTTCATTTGTACTTCACGCATTACAGTATTGAAGTTTCTACCATCTAAGTCAGCATCCACCAGAAACGAACTTAACTGTTCATCGCCATCTAAAGACCCATAATCTCTTGTTGGGGGAACACGCCATAAAAAGCTTGTGTATATCTGAACGACATTCTTGCAATGGTTATCAACAGGGGTGTGTCTTATTCTTGCGTCATATTCTTCTGGTGACTCTAAAACGTATCGGTGTAGGTAATAGCCGTTTTTGTAATCATTGCCACCCAAATAGCTACGAATATAAAACTCCCAATTGGATATATTAGCGTTCCAAAGATCGTGTTTGCTTGTAAGTGTTTCCCTGTTCATCAACTCCACCTTTTAGGTTGGCTTGGTGCAAAATTCCTTTTAAGTGGAAAATTATACTCTACTAAGTACCCTAGAGCATCATTCATATGATCGTAGCCACTATCTTTATCGGGAATGTGCGTACCTTCCTTATATATTTGACGTTCTATGCTTTTGATCGCATTTTTACAGGACTTGACAATAAATAAACTATTTTTACCATTTACATTCTTTAACTTAGAATTTACTGCGTTTATCCTATCCCTTACCAAAGGTGCTGTACTTCTACATCTTACATCAAAACCATTATTTTTCAAAATAGCTAAATCAGTTAAACCACCTGCTGACGTTTTTCTTTGCCTAGCACTTGGGTCTGGGTAAACCACTATTTGAACATTCTTAAATCTGGTTCTAATCTCATCACATATTTCATTCGTATTGCTACTATATATTTGTATCTCATCTATCATAAAAATTCTATCATTTTCTATGACACAAACAACCGCACTCATAGGGTCTACGTTGAAGTCTAAACTTTC